ATTTGTAATGTTGGTATGCAGACTAACACGAATTATTTTAGTAAAGACATTTAATCCTTACCTCGGAGTGCTGCATCACGAAGGGGTAGGGATTTTTAATTTAGTGTATATGGAAAGTTTTAGAGTTATATGCAGAAATGATAGAGCTATGCCTGAAGGGTTTCCTGCAGCTTATTGGATTAAAAAAGACCAGGTATATACTGTAGTTGAAGCATCATTATTGGCTAGACAGAATATGGTAGTTGGATACAAGTTAGCAGAAATAGATATTCCTGAAGATTGTGTATATAAATTCTTTTTAGCGATGAGGTTTAGACCTTATGATGAGCTTGATGCTAAGGCTGAAGAAGCAGTAGCAGAATTGTTAAAAGAGGTTGATGATTTAATTCTTGTGTGATGGAATTATTATTAGAACTAAACAAATTCTCAGGAATTACATTCAGAGAGGAAGACCATAGTTATTTCTACAATGGTAAGGGGTGTACATCTGTAACAAGTCTTGTTTCTAAGTTTCAGAAACCGTTTGATGATATTATTGCCGTTAAGTATGCAAAGAAACATGGTCTTGATGTTGGCTACGTTAGAAATATGTGGAAGGAAAATGGAGAGGAGACTGCATTTGTAGGTTCTGAGGTTCATAAGTACGCAGAAAATATATTCTTTAGTAAGCATTATACTCCTGAATGGAATCCTAGAACAGAGGTTCTTTGCAGAATGATTGATAAGTTTCATGATGATTCAAGATTAACATTAATACCGATAAGGGCAGAGTTAATTATAGGTGATGAAGCTTTGGGGTTGTGTGGAATGATTGATAAGTTGTTTTATAATACAGTGTCAAAAGAAATTGAAATATGGGATTATAAAACTAGCAAGAAGATTGATAGATACTCCACATACAAGAAATTCTTTACTAATAGATTGAGTCATTTGCAAGATTGTGAGTTTGTTAAGTTTTCATTACAGCTTAGTGCGTATAAAAAAATAATTGAAAAAAACACTAACATTAAAATTGGCAATTCATATATTTGTTGGATAAATGAGGTTAATGATACTTACAAAGTTATAAAAACAGACTTTTTAAGTAGAGAGGTTGACATAATGTTTGATTCTTTAATAGCTGCTTAATGGGTACATCTTCTAAATATTCAAAAAATAAAATAGAGCAGGTTATTGATGATAATACCTTTCACTTAATAACAAAGTCATATATCTCGGCTAATTTTGAATCAGAAAGAAGAAAGACAGAGTATCACGTCTATTGGGTTAATGAAAATAGAGGGGAGAACGATGATTTAGAGGGTTTCAAAAATCTATCCAATAGAAAGCTAAACAAGAATGAATTAAAATTCTTTTTCAATAATATCCATCTGTACGAATTAAAGGAAGATAATAAATACGGGTGTATATGGGAAAATAAAAAGATAGGGTTTGATAAAAACAAAGTAATTGTAACTCAATTGTCCTTTTTTTAATAACGTTTTGCAGCTATACGCAGTTGTGTGTCGGCTTAGTGCGGTGGGAAAATTGCGTATAGGTGCTGTTAGCAGTAGTACGGATTATTAACAATTAAATATAAATAAAATGAGAATTTATCAATTAAAAACAGCAAAAGAGTTCATTGAAAGATATGGACAAGGTTACAGTACAGAAGATTTAATGCAGATGTACGCAGAAGATGTGGCGAAAAGATTTGCTGCTGAATGCGTAAACGAAGCACTTGGTAATAAGATGGAAGTGTCAAACTCTTTGCATCACGCAATTGAAGGAAAGTACAAATCTATTATTTGGGAGAACGAAGGTTAGTATTACTGCTAACTGTCGTACAGGCGCTCGTTCTAATGGCGCTTGTACTTTGTTATCAGCTCAATAGCTTAACTATCTTACCCGTTTTCTCATCAACCCTAGCCAATCTCTTTCTATAGTTCGTTTCTTTTGACTGAACAAATCTTGTTATTATTTTAGCCTCCTTTTCAGACGATTTTGTATTCTCAGGTGTGTGTCTTGCATGGCATAGTGCATTTATGTATGAAAATACAATTGAGAATATGGAGTCATCATAATCATACCTTGAATCGGCAGCTTGGTATCTAGTTTGTCTATGACTAGACTGTGATTTCAAATCTTTCTCCACGAATGTCTTTAGTTGCTCCCAAAACCAAGGCACATCTATTCTATCCCCGTATGCTTCAATCATTTCCTCCATTTTAGCCACAATTCTAGGCGCAGTATTTACCTTATTCGATATACCGAACCATTTACCCCCATGTGTTTGTAGGTACTCAGGAAGCTGCGTATTAGAAGTGAACTTTGTTTTGAATCCTAGCACTTCCTGGAAGTCAACATGCATGTCTCCGATGTTATTTTCAACTAATTCTTTAATACCACCTCTTTTTTGTTGGTCATAATAAAGACTTTGCAATAATACCTGCAAATATGTGTTTTTGAATTTTCTATCCCTATGGAATACTACTGAAGAAACGGTATTTAGGTATGAATCCCATATAGAGCTACTCATCATTGAGTGTCCTGTTTCTGAATTGATGGGGTCAGTTCCTTGATACCATCTATTTTTCCATGATTCGTTTAATGGTGGGTGGTGTATAATAATTGCCGAGGTAGATACATTTTCTCTGTCTCCTGTATGCACCCATTTTGCCCCTATCAATTTAAAATCAAGGAACATTCCAGGTGTAGGCATTGACATATCCATTATTGGCTCAAAGTACCCGTACTCAATAGGTGCATCTTTACCATAAATGTCATTTAATCTCATATTACATGTCGCAATAGGCACAAGCGTTGATGCTTTCCGTATAAACATGTCATCTATAGTCAATGGGTAGTGTTGGTGGAACTGTACTTTAGCAGATTCCCCTTTTTTAGTACCCTCCAATGCTAAATATGCTTTCTTTTCGTTTGCTATGTGCTTATCGGTAACTCCTCGTCTAGCATAGGCATTCATGAATATTGGAATAATTCCATATTCGTAATTTCTTTCTCTCCACTGCTTAAGACACATCTTAAATTCTGCTTCAAACACAGAACCCCCTTTATCCATCTCTCCACCTGTTCCCCATGCAACGAATTGCTGTTGCATTTTCATCTTGCCTGATTCCAAGTCATACTTGAACAACGCAGGTCTTCCTTCACGCATCATTTCACCAAAGATATCAAGCAAACCAATCTCATCTACATATACAGCTGATGGAGAACCACCATTTATAGAGTCAATTGCAGGGCTATCCACCTGAAACCTTGAGCCTCCACCTTCTTCACGACCTTTTCTATCTCCCTTTTTATCAAAGTTCATTATTTGGTCGGTCCAGTTCTTTACTTCTTGAGCGATATAAGATGGAAGCTTTGAATAAGCCCACTTTACCTTATCACGGAATATCTCTATACCCTTCTCTTTTGAGTGGGTAATGAATTTTGTAAAATATGATTTATTTAGGTTTACTTTTTTTGTACCTGCTAAACACATGGTTGTTGTAAAACCAATTTGACGAGCCTTGCCTATCATCATTGAGTATCCACAATCTACTAGAAACAGTAATACCTCTTGTGCTTCCCAGGCTGTATATTGTATTGCTCCCGAACCATCTGCAGCTTTATCTTCACGAATTTTTCCGTATTTATTACAGAAGTATAGGCTGTTATCATTGCATTTGTCTTTCTCCTGCAAGAGCCAATCGAATTGGTCTTCTGCATTATCAAAATCAGTGATTTCAGTTTTATCTGCTAGCCATTGTCTAGCTTGGTCGCAATAAAGATTAAAAGGTTCGTAGCTAGTCTTATGTTGCCAACCTGAGTTTATGCTGTCTATCCATTTTATAAATTCTTTCGGATGCTCAAACTCTTCGTAACTAGGTTTCCATTGTGAGGTAGCTACACCTTTTAATTTATTATTGTCTTGAAATAAGTCAAAACTCATAATAAAAGTTTATTCAAAAATTATTGTCCTTTCCAATTAGAACCTAGACCAGGTTGTGGTTTCCCCATATGGCAACCATTAGGTCCACAAATTTGCATGTCATCACTTCCTGAAGACTTCTTCTTTCTTTCTGACTTCCATTTTCTGAAATCTGTAGCAACATCATCGCCTTTAGCTATAATTTTAGCTTTAACTTTTCCGATGGCTCTTTTTACAGGCTTAGTATATTCAGAAGTTTCAGGGTTAGGGTTGCTATACTTAGGAGCTTTAGCCAACTTATTTTCTTCCTGATTTTTCATGGCTTGTTTCATCCCACGTTGAATCTTCATGCTCTTAACCTTCATCTTTAATTTCTTAAATCCAGGTCCTGATTGAGCCATATCGCTTGACGATGCATTCATCGTACTTACCAATCTTTTAGCTATCATGGTTTTTTAGTTTTAGTAAGTGGTGTCAATTCTTTATAAAATCTATCCGTATATTCTGACTGATATTTAGCCTCAGTTTTAGGAATAGATTTATTAACAATATCTCTAGCTTTCCCTTTAGCTAGCATTAGCTTTCTTTGCATAGGAGTCTGACCCATTTTTTTCGTGTACCCCATTGTAGGTTCATTTCTAGGAGCAGGTATCTGAATAGTAGGAGTTATCTTTTTTGTTGGCAACTCTTGAGCAGACTTTGTTTTTAAAGACATAACAGGCTTTGCCTCATATCCTTTCTTAAACTTGGTATTACCACCTGTACGTTTTACAGTACCATCAGCATTTTTAACAACTACGCTTCTTGACTTTTGGATTGGATTATCATACCCTCTACCTTTCAGCTTAGTAACAGTTTTTGTGGTATTGTTAAGGCTATTTGTTTTAGATTTAACAACTCCTTTTGATGTGTAGTTTTTACCATCAACTTCGCTAGACATAGTGCCTTTAACTTTGGTCTTGCCCTCCGTCTTCATTGCAGCGGCTCTAGCTGCTTTTAATTTTTCTAAAATGCTCATGATTATTTAGGTTTATATTTGATTAAGTTTATCATTCATTCTTCCAAGATTGAATCTCTTTAAGTTGCCAATTGATTTTTGACTAGCTGTACTTGGTTGGTTGCTCGCAATAGGTTGTCTTCCTTTATAGATGCCTAATGCTTTTTGATTATTCTTTTCCAATTTCTGCACATAGTCATCTCCCTTAAACACTTGTGAGATACCACCCGTGAAAAAAGTAAGTGCTTTCTCTCCTCCTGATTTCTCCTTATCAAACATAGTTCTTGATAAAGTCTTTGCAGGATTTAAAAATGTACCTGCTACAAATCCTCTTTTTGCTTTAGCTTCGTTTACCTGACCTTGTGAGTCTGCTTTTTCTGCCTTAGCTTTTATGGGCGCACCTATTTTATCACCTATATCTATAACTTTCCCTACAACAGGAAAAATAGCAGAAGTTACTTTTTTACCCCCTTCATATGCAGTATCACCTTTCTCTTCCTCAGACAATCCACCTGCGGAAAAAGCCTTGCCTGTATCTAAAAGAGCCGAGCCAATTTCCTTAGTTTTTGCATTACCTGTTCCTTCTTCAGATGAGATTCCTGCTGCATCAGCTTTTTTTCCTGTACCTTTAAAACCTCTTGTTTCAGACATTTTAATTTTGCCACCCATCATCTGCATAGCTACTTATTTTTTAGGAGTTTTAATTTCTTTGTCCTGTTTAGGTTTAACTACTTTTACCTTCTTAGGCTTTACAGCTTTCTTTTCCATTAGGTACTCAGCTTCAGATTCATTCTTGTTTTTGAATCTACTAGGTCTAGCTCCACCTCTAACTAAAAATAATTTTGCTCTTATACTCATGATTATTGATTTAAAATATTTTTAACTTTTTGTCTTGGCATTAATGATTTTGTTTGTTTTTCTCCACTAACAATTGTTGTGGCAGGAAAAGACTTTTTACCTTTTGAATAACCAATAGTGTCAACTACTGTTGTTTGTTTATGTAAGTCTAAATTAGAACCTCCTGATTTATTATCAGTAACTTTTAACCCTTTTTCAACTTCGGCAATCTTGCCTCCACCTATAGATTTTACACCTTTAGTCCCTGTATATAATGCATTAGGAGTACTCCTAAGTAAATTAGACTGATTATAATTTTTTGCTTGTTGCTGCCCAAGACGTTTAAGTTCTTCACCCTTCAGCTTCATAGCTGTGCCAGTTGCTTTTAAAGTTTGACCTTGAAGTTTTAACGAAGCTGCTTTAAATGCTAGGTCTTCAGCTTTCTTTTTAGCTTGAGCTAATAACACAGCCTGACTTGGCTTTATCTTATTTGTTCTCATATTAACACTTTTTAGATTTCTTATTCATAGCAGCAGCCATTTTAATCTTCACCATAAAAGGCAGCTTATTGCTTTTACTGAATAGACCTTTAGTCCCTTTCTCTTCAGACTTTTCTTTTCCTTTTCCTTCAGACTTCTCATGTCTAGCCATAGACTTCTTAGAAGTGTATTTCTCTTGGGACTTAGTACCTTTGTACTCTGTAATTTTAGCCATAGCTTTAATTTTTATTTTCTTACCACCGTAATCTTTCTTTATTAGCTTGGGGTCTATTCCTGATGTAACTCCTAACATAATTTTTGGTCTTTAGGTGTAAAGGTAATAATTAATCAATAACAAATTATTCGAACAAATTAAGATTTTTTATCGGTTCTTCTTTAGTCAGGGATTCATGGGCATCCATCCTCCCATATTCCTTTACAGAATAAAATATTTTCTTTAACGACCCCTTATAGAAGTAGATAGGGTTTACCATATATGTTCTTCTACCCTTGGCTACTGTGAAACGGATAATATCTTTTTGGTTTAGTTCAGCTAGTCCTTTGGTAACATAATGCATGTTGATACCAGTATAGTTTTGTATATCCCTAGACCCATATCCTTTGAGTATATTCCCGTAGTTCATTTCCTTACACATGCACCTTAGTACTTTCAGTGCTGATGGTTTAATTTCATTTTGAATATCTAGTGATTCAAGGAATGAAATCATGTACCTCATTTTCTTTTTCTTAAACAGCCCCATTAGTAGGTTTTCAATATCTTGAGAATACGCTTCTCCTACGGGTTGAAATTCACCACTTCTATCTTTGTAGTAAAGGTCAAACTCTTCTTTTCTGTACATGTTGATTCTATCTGCCTCAAGCATTAGTAAGTCATATACGATGTTGTTTCTTTCCATATTTATTTTTTTCTACTATTAATAATATCATAAACATTGCCCTTAATCTTCTTTAGCCTGGAAAGGGATTCCTTATGTGTTTTGTGTTCATAGTACATTAGCCCACTTAGCGCTCTTCCGAACTCCACAATGTCCATGTCTCCTTTCATTTTATTGCAATCTCCACACGCAGGAACTTTATTATCATTACTTAATTTACCCCCCCTTGACTTGGGAAATAAATGGTCTACAGTCCTAGAGTAATCATCTATGGTATCCTTACAATACATGCACACGTTTAAATCAATACCATTTTTTGTTATCATAAGCTCATCTTTACATTTTCTGTACAATTCGTACATATTATCAAAGCTACCACTCAACACCACACGATGATGAATAACAACTCCATTTACTTCATTTATACCGTTCATTCTACAAATATAATCAAATAATATTATACTGTGACCATATATACAGGTACACGCTGTGCCTACTTACTGAAGCCATAGAACCCCATAAACACTAGCTTTATTAAAAAAACGCTTTATTAGTTTATCCCCTCCTCTAAAACAGGAAGAAAATGATAAAAAAAAAGTATATAGACATCTTCAATAGGTTACTCGTTAGAGATAACTTATTTAGTGATGTACATACATGATATACAACACCCATAATCAATACCCTCCCCCTATATCTATACTAGACTTATTAGTAGTATCTACTATTCTGATGGGTTGGTGAAAATAAGGGTATGTGTGTATCAGGGTCTTTCCCCCCCGTTGTGTACCCTCCCCCATTTCAAAAGGGAAAGTCGTGTTCCGAACCTCCAATCACCCATGTTAAATTTCTAACATCACTTGTTAAATTCTTAACATTCTGTTATATTGGTTATCTTGTTAAATTTTTAACATTGTGTTAAGTTCTTAATATATTCAGTTTGTTAAATTCTTAACATTACACCGATTCTTGAGATGTTAAATTCTTAACATTCGGTTATAATATTCACATCGCAATAACTCTATAATATAATTTCGATTTTAAAGCCTTCTAAGGCACTTTAATAGGTATAGATATACTAACATAATACACTCCCCTAGATAGTTCATTAAAAACGTTTTTAACTATACACAAAGCTATCAAGCTAACTCTATACTTTAACCACAAACACATATCTATATTACTATTCTTATTTAGAATCAATCTAAATAATAACGATATTAGTATATATTAAAATTTCTTTACCGTTTATCATTATTATTCACCGTTTAACCCTGTTAATTTACCGTTCATCACATTATTAAAATTAAATTAGTATTAATCAAAATAAAAGTATTAGTTTTACATCGTAGGGATTAGGTATTTAAAAAGCCCTATTACAGAAAACGGTCAATTTTTGACATGACCAAGTACTGCCCCTAGGTGACACCTGCCTTTAAAACGT